TTCTTCCTTGATCCGCCCTCGGGTTGGGGAGGCTTTAAATGCATCCCCTCCTTCGCGGCTGACGCTCTTCCTTTGGCGTTTAGACCGCCATTCGGATTCTTCCCTTCTTTGCGTTGCCATGCGGGGGTGGCCATATTAAGCCATCGCTTCCTGGCAGACCACGTTTACCTGCAACGTCACACCGCCACTGTTTGCACAAGTCACGGCAACCGTCAGAATATCCGCTATATTGCCTTTGATGTTGGTCAAGACAGGAAAGAAGTTTGACAAATCAAGCTGTTGCAATCCATTGGGGGGCGTAGAGAATGCATACACAACCTCTCCACCAGACAATGATGTGGAGGTTAAATCTTGCTCGGCAAATGAGTTATAAGAACCCAGAGTGTTCAAAGGAACAAAGTTTGCCTGAGACAAAGACACCTGATTGGTTGGTGTGGATGCAATCAACTCAACCAAACATGTTTGCGAAGAGTTAAGTAGCAATGTGTTTGGCAATAATTGACCGCGATCAATCAGACCAATCTGATAGCTATTGCCAGATGCAGGACCATTGGCCAAAGGCAAGCCAGTCACAATATCACCGAATGTCAAAACGCTGGTTGTGTTTCCGGTAACACGGCCTGTATAAGGACTCACAGCAGAAGCGCCAGATGTATAGTTGCCAGGATTTACATTGCCCCAGTTAACCGTAATCGTTGTGGTTGGGTTTGATACTGGGATGCTTACTGAGTAAATACCATTCATTGCAGCAGGAGTTGATCCGCTAATAATGATCACATCACCTTGCTTCAGTCCATGTGCTGAACTGAATGTAATGGTAGATGTGTAATTTGTCAGACCAGCAATTGTAGAACTAGCGGGATTGCTAATTGCACTGATTGAAGGCAAGCTGGCTTGATAATAAACAAACTTGCCAACCCACTGATTCACGCCCCAATACGTTGCCGTTGGCGTAGAGGTCAATGTTGCACCATTTACCAATTGGATTGGCAAAATCATGGTTGTCGTTGTTGGCACTTGTTGAATCAACCAAGTTTGAGCGGCGTATGTGGTGGTGGCTGTCAAGGTTCCTGTACCAGTAGTCTGGCTGGAACTCACTTGATATGTGCCCAATCCGCCTGGTGCATATGATGTCACAGTGCCTGAAACCTGAGCAGTAAATGCTTGGTTTACAGTGATTGTGGCACCATTAACAGCAGTGATAAACGTGCTTGCAGGAATGCCTGTTCCAGCAATCAATTGGCCTACCGCAAACGATGTGCCTGCGGCCAACACAACAACGCTTGAACCAGCTGCACCGCCGCTTGAATAGGCCTGAGAGCCAACAGCAGAGCTTGTTGCAGTTAATTGCTTAACAATGGTGGGTGAACCTGTAACGCCTGTACCCGTCAAAACCTGACCGGGCTGGAGCGCTCCAGTAGCCACAGCTGTGGTCACGGTCAAAGTTGTTGTGGAGAAAGCGTAATTTCCCGTCGCAATTGTTGCCACTTCAGTAAAAGAACTTAGCGTAACATATTGGGATGGGTTGTTGGCTTGAGCAGTATTTGTTACCGCATATCCATGTGCAGATGCAAAAGTGACCAATGCTTGTCCGCCATTAGGTTGACCAACAACAGAAGAAATTGCAGGAGTTGCAGCGCTGATTGTCAATGTCGTAGCAGAACCGCCTGTAGCGGCAGCATTGGTTTGATCAAAAATATCAGAACCAATAGCTCTCATGCGGAAAGACATCGCGGGATAGCGAGTAATTGCAGTAGAAGGAGCTCTGGTTTGTGTCTTAGCATCATTGCCGTATGAATATGTAAAACCACGCTGCGGATCAATACGGCCTTCAATCAATACTGATACGCCATAGTGCGTCATCAAAGATGCAGCACTGCTTCCGTTGTCTCTTTGCTCATAGCGCACAGGCAAATTACCTGTACGGCTCCAAGGTTTAACTTGTGCAATACCGTTAACAATTCCGTTTCCAGTACCAACTTGGTGTAAAACCCAGGGCTCACCGTTAAGAACAACGCCCCAACGCAAAGCACCAGCTCCATACCATGCGTATTCCATCCAAATCATTTGGACTTTGGTCCAATCAAGTGCATTGATAATGTTTTTATTACCATTCCACTGATCGCAAGGAATAACTTGATCTATAACGCCAGCCGAACCAGAGTCAGAACGAATAACAGCATACATGGCGCCAGAATTTCCTGGGTATGCAGTACCTTGCTGTAAAAAGAAAATACCGTTGGAGTCATCAAAAATACCAACGCGTTGTGTTTGTCCGCTTACAGATGTACCAAAGTTAACGTTGGAAGCCATGTACATGGTCTTACCAGGTTGGTATCTGTGATAAGGACGTGACTGACGAATCGTAATATCACCGGGTGTATTGCCGCCGCCAATGTTCATTGACACGCCACCAAGCCCGGGGTTTTGAACAATGTATGCTTGACCAGATACATTACTAATAATCTGTTCCCAACGCAAAGGCTGAACGCCATATTCAAAGTCGGCGTCGTAAATATTTTGTGATTGGCTTACTTTTAATTTACCAACAACATCGCGTAAGCGTTGTGGAGGAATAAACTCAGCAGCACCATCAATACCTTGCCAAGCGGTACTTGGGGTTTGCGTCCCCATGCTTGCCGTCTGGTTGTTAGGCGAGAAAAAATTAAAAAGATTCAAACCCATTACAAACTCCTTACGTTAAAGAAAGGGGCCGAAGCCCCCCTGACTATCAGTCAAAATTACCGTATGGGTAAGTTGTAAGGTTGCCAATTGTAGGATCAGCTTGTGTGTAACGCACAATAAAATTCAATTTGCCGCCAGTAGGAGCTGCAACGCTTGTACCAGTAATGGACAAGGTGAGCACCAACTGAGAGAAGAAGCTAGGCTGTGTACCAACTTGTGGGTTCTGAATATCAGAAGTTGTTGCCATCATGTTGATCAAGTTAGTCGCTGTGTAAGTGGTTGACAAACGACCAGCTGTACCAACGCCTGTGCTTGAAGAAATAACAGCAGTACCATATGTAGGTGTGCCGCCACCAGCTGTGTAGTTATTGGAAATAAATACGCTGGTGTTGCTGAGTGTAGCGCCACCTTCACCAGTAATGGCCAACTGATAGTCAACGATGATGTCTTGAATTGCACTGTTGATTGGCAAATACATCACAGCGCCGCGATACACCTGAGTTGATGTGTCAGCAGGAAGTGTCTGTACGACTGGGCCTGTTGTGGTGAATGTAGAGCTAGGTGTATAAACAACACCTTGCAAATTAGGAATGGTATTGGAAGAAACAAACTGTCCTGAACCACCGCTGTAACCAGCAGTACCAACTGTAGAGTTGGAGAGGTCAATGTAACATTCTTGAACTAACTCTGTGTAACCAACGTCACGCAAAGGGCCAAAACGGTTGTCGCCCGATAGGATTGGGCCTTCAAAGGTGGAACGTGCCATGATAATTCCTTATGCAAAAGTCTCTTGTTAATCGTTGCATCGTGACCCCTGGGCGGGTTGGCAACAAGAGATAAAAGTCCCAGACAACCCACAATATACACTATTTTTTAAACGTGTCAACAAGAAAAAAGGGCCCCTTTTGAGGGCCCTTCCAAACAGGCTTGTGACCTGGTTTGTTTAATAGGAACCGTAGATTCCCAATGGATCTGACCAGCCAAACGAATAACGCTCGCGTGATTTATAACGCACGTTCCCTGTATCGAAGTCACCATCCATTGAATTTTGCAACGGTGTACGCTCAAAATGCTTGAGGCCGTTAGGCACATCAGTAGTCAAGAACCATGCATTGGTAGCGGTCAAGAAGTGGTTAACTGTGTAACCTTCTGGAACGGAACCGTTGTTCTTGATAGCGTTGATGTCGTTGTTGTTTGTACCAACGCGCAATTCTGTGTCGAGCAAACGTGTTGCAACGAACATTAGTGCTGGTGGAACAATCAACTTCTTGGGGCGTGCGGCGATCAAAAGACCACGCTCGTCTGTCCAAGCGGCGATTTGAATGACGGCATTCTCAAGAGAAGTCTCGTTCAAGTCAGCAGCTGTCGAAGGAGTGTTGGCGTTTGTGCCACCGTTCACCAAGGGGTGAGCAGAGTTCAACAAAGATACACCGTCGCCACCAACGTATTGAGCGTTGTAAGCGTTGTTCAAAACTGCGGCAGCTTTGACTTGCTTGGTGTATGCCATAGCACGGGCCAAACCTTTGGTGTAGCGAGCAGACAAGCTGTCGTACAAGTTATCTTCAATCGCTTCTTCAGTGATTGAGAAACCCAAAGCAATGGTTTCGTGGTTATAGCGAGCTGTAAATGCCTCTTGCGCATTGTCGTAGCTGATGGCTGTGCCCTCGGCCTTGACTGGTGCGGCTGAGAAGCCTGACAGTTTTGTCTCTTCTTCAAAGCTACGCTCTGATTTCTCAGTTTCGTAGATCTCTTTGTGCTCTTCGCCGTAGCGGGCGTACTCTAGACCGAACAATGCGTTCAAACCAGGGAGCAACTCTTTAAGCAGTTGTGCGCGTGAAATAGCCATTTAAGTGCTCCTTAATTAAACACCAGCAGTATTGGTCATGCCTTGGAATGTTGCATTCCAGGTCACCAAAACTTCAGGATAACCAACAAAAGAAAGTGCAGTACCAGCAGGAACGGTAACACTGGCAGACAACGTCAAGGTTGTGCTGCTGATGTTTGTTACTGTTAGGTAATTACCTTGAGCCATACCAGTCACGCCAGGAGCAATGATTTGCATGCCAGGCTGAATGTTTGAATTGGCTGCGGTAATGGTCAATGTTGAGCTACTGGAAGTTGCTGTACCGCTTGTGGCAGTATAAGTAACGGCAGTATCTTGAACGAGACCAACAACACGGAAGGGCAACAAAGTAGCAATACGAGTATTACCAGATGTACCAGAGCTAATAACTGCACCAGATACGGCCATTGCTGAGTCACCAGTTGTGGTATTACCGGCTGTACCTGTGACGGCATAGACGTTTGTACCAATAAAAGTTGCGCTAGCATAACCAACTGTTGAAGCTGTGTTGGACAAGGAAGTACCTTGAGCAACCATCACTGCTTTGAACACAGTGCGGGGATCATCAATAACGTAGCCGACGGCATAGTTAGATGTTGTGTTTGCAGGCCAGTATTGACCGCGAACGATCTGACTGGATGAGTTTGTGTACTCAGCACCAACGAAGATACCTAGTGTACCGGCTACAGCAGTAGCGGGGCTAGAGGCAGCAGACATTGTTGTTGTTACGATAGTACCACCTGACAATTGAACAATGTCGCCATTGAACAAAGAGGTGCTATAGCCAGTAGCGATGGGATACATGCGAGTAGAACCAGCATAGGGTAAACCACCAAACTCACTGACCGCCTTGAACCCGTAAGGGGCGGGAATGATTGGATATGCCATTAAAGACTCCTAAAAAGTTTATCTTGCGCCAAATCCAGCACCGCGAGTTGTCGTCGATGTTTTCTCCGAAAACTTGCGCATCCTGGGATCATTGTCTTTCATGAAACTGTTGTCCACTGATTCCATCTGGTCTTGTGCTTGCTTGGCATAATAGCGCTGGTAGGCGTCAAAGTTCTCTTGTGTGTTTTTGCACAGAATCAAACCACCGACTTCTACGTTGCCCTCATTATTCCCATCAAGCATTAGCTCAGGATGGTCTGCCGCCTTTACTGGTTCCCATCCGTCACGTCTCATGCGAGACAATCTGGTGTGATCCGCCTTACCAAGTATGTGCGTCATGATGTAACGATACACATATCCAGGCTCGGGTGTAGGGTCGGGCAGCTGGCTCGAAGGTTTGTACTCCTTGCGAACCTCTTTTTCACGAACTTCAATCTCACGAGTTTTCTTAACATCAACCATTTTGTGCCTCCAATTTCTGTTGTTCAAGGTAATATTTCTTGGGATCAAGATTAAACTTCTTCACTAACGCAGCTTGCGTCGGAGTCAGTTGAACCTTTTTTACGCCCGTAGATCTAGACGCTGGAGCAACAACATTCGAAGGACGCTTTGCGGCTTGTGCCGGTTTTTGTTCGCCGAATACTTCCGGGAACGTGTTCTTAATGCGTGAATCTATCTGTTGATAGTATTCATCGGAGCGCGGGTCTATACCCGAATTGACCAGTTTTTGATGCAGCCCTAGTGCGAAGCTGGTAACTTCTTCAAACCCGTTCGATCCAAACCACTGGTTTTTTGCCTGCCAGCGCAGGGATTTTTCGTCTGGTTGAACAGTTTGTGTCTGTCTAGGTTGAGTTTGTACCGGATTTTCACGCTCTTGTAAAGCGGGACGGTAATTTTTCAATGACTCAATACGCCATTTTGCCTCCGTTAAAGCCTCTTGAGCAGCAATAATAGCGTCAGTATCGTAGGCCTCTTGAGCTTCTTTATACTGTTTTCTAGCTAATATTAGATCTGCTTCTGCTTTCTCTTTGGCTGAAGACGCAATAATTTGATGGCCTTGCTGCACGTTGTTTTTAAGAGACTTGTTCTCTTCTAAAAGCTGTTGCGTAAGGTGCTCAAGTTCTTGCTTTTCACGCATGGCCGCCTCGGCTTTACGTCTCTCATCATGTCTGGCGTGCGTCAATTCCTTGATGCGGCTTTGGACATTCTGTGAGTAACTGGCGATCTCGTCCTCTGTGGGATCGGCAACTTCCTTGTTTAAAGGTTGTTTGCCTTTATCCCGGTCTGGTGTGTCATCGATGATTTCAATTTCAATTTCCTCTTCCCCCTCAACTTGTTGGGGACTGGAAGTGTCTTCGGTTTCATCGGGAAACTTAAATTCTTCGTTCATGATGGTCCTTTATGCGCGGCTTATTCCGCGTGGGTCTTCGACGACGGCATCGACTTGGTCATCATTAATGAGCCTAAATTCTTTGCCGAATATTTTGAATCGCGTACCAGAATAGGTACGGGTTAGCACAAAATCTCCAGGTTTACACCACGCGCCGGTGGGGTACTTTTCTGGATCTTTATATGCGTCGGGACCAACTTTCAACACAAACAATACGGTTGTGGCGTGCTGTTCTTGTGCTGCAAATTGGGATGGCCTTATCAGATCTAACGTGGTTCCATCGATCTTTTCGGAGATGTCGGGCACCCCGCAAAGTATCTTGTACCCAGTCGGCTCTGGTAACACAGTGGCTTTTTCTTCATTGCTTGCATCCTCTTGTGGTGCCTCCACGGGTTGGATGGTTTCTGGCATAGAAACACCAGCGGGTAAAATCAAATCACTCATCGTCTTCTTCACTTTCTTTCAGCAGGTCTAGGAGATAACGCTCTGCCAATGCCAGACCTGAAATTAGCCCGCAGAGTTTTTGGTATTCTTCAAAAGAGCGACAAGCACCACCAGCCATGTCATCGGCGTAGTTGTTCATGTCGGTGCGTAATTTGTCGCGCAATACGCGTGCGAAGTCTTGGATCATTCTTTGCCTTTCAATCTATCAGCTAAATCAACGCCATGTTGTAGAGCGGCCTGGCGTGCCGTGAGATCTTGCTGTGCTTTGTGCTTTCCAATATCAACTCCCAACTTGACTCCAGTTTGGTTCTCTTGGGAGGCAATCAAAGCTTGTTTGTGCTTCATATCAATACCGGTCTTCATCGCATTAAGCTGTATGTCGGCAGTGGCTTTTTGTTCCTCGAGAGCCAATCTAGCCGTAGCAATAGCCGCCTCGGCTTTTTGTTTCTGCGCTTTGATCTGGACTTCTTGTTGGGCAATTTGCAACTCTTGCTGCTGCATTTGCAATACTGGGTCTTGCGCTTGCTGTTGTGCCTGCTGTTGAGCAGCTTGTGCTTGATGCTGTTGGGCAACTTGTTGGGCGGCTTGAGCCATCATGCCTGACAATGCCGCTTCCAATTGAGGCGTCATCTTGTCGTCTTCGGGCGGTAGTGCCATGCCAAGTTGTTCTTCGATCTGCTGTCTATATAAGTAGCCCATATGTTCGGCCATGTGGGCTTGCAGTGCTCCCATGATGGCTTGCGCTTGTGGGTTCTGTCCAACGATGGCCATAATTGTTGGGTCTTGCATCATCGACTGATGGACTTGGATATGCGCCTGATGGTTTTGGAACAGAAAAGCTTTTAGCGGTTTGCCTTTAAGCGCCGCTTGATTCTCAGATACAGGATCCGCAGGCTTCTGATCATCGGGTAATGGTACAAGCTTATCCGCATTTTTAATCCCCAAAACATCTAACATTGATCGGTGTAACTGCGGCAGATCATAGATCTGGGGGGCCATCTGCGCCATCTGTATCACAGCTTGATACTGAACTACACGCTGTGAAAGAGTGGCTGCATTAGGATCTGATACGGGAATGATGTCAACTTTATCGTAGTCATCTTTCTTGGATTTTTTGCCGCCGTACTCTGGATCATATGAGTAATCTGGGTCTGTGTAATCTCGAATGATGTCTTTGAGTAGTTTTAATTCCTGCTTCAAAGCAAAGTGAGTACGCGCTTGGACTGCACTCAATACCTTTAGCTGTCTCTCCAATAGAGCAAGTGTGGTTCCGACTGGCGTCTGTGAGGACATGTCCGACACACTCATATCGGCAGTAGCAGCAAATCGGCGTCCCTCTTCGACAATACTTCCCAAGAGAGTCATCAATACCTGGCTCGGCTCCTTATAAGGTAGCGGCAGGATGGAATCCCGAATATTCCCAGAGGCAACGTCTACGTCTCTAAATTCCCCTGGAGCAATTGGGGTATCATCGCCCTTAATGCGTAAGCCCCTGGACTTGAGTCCCCCAGGCAAGTTCGATAGAGTTCCAGCATCAATGAGCTGTCGCATGATGCTGGTGGCAGATTTAGCAAAGCCGCCAATGAGGTGGAACAATCCGAACCCGTAAGCGCCAAAGCCGGGTATGTATTGGTAGTGGACAAAATGCTGCCTTTTAAGCTTGAGCGTGTCGCCTTCATTCCAGTTTCTCCTTATGGACAGGATATCATGCGTGCCTTTAATTAGCGTGACAACATATGGAACCATGATACCGGTTTCTTCACCGTCATCATTTTGATCCTCAAATCCTTCAATATCAAGATCAACGTGGCATTCATAAAGAGTGTATCGTTCATCGGTAAGGTCACTGAATCCGGTCTCCCTATCTTTTGCCGACTGGATTTCTTCTTTAGATCTGCTGGGATCGGGCAACTCTATATCGCGGTAAAAGCCGGCATTCTGTAGCTTTACGATTTCATTCTTTGTCTTGCGCATGACGTGCGTCACACGGTAGCAGGTATCCATATCTGTTGTGCCGTAAGGCAACACGATATCTTCGGCAGGGATAAAGATGGATACTTGGCGTCCTAAATTGGGATCGTAGTACACCTTCTTGAATGCAGAGCCAGTCGCCGGCAAAGACCAAAGCATGCGCTCGTGTTCTGGTCGAAACTCCTTCATTACCTCTGTCAGTTCGTTATTCATGTCGTCTTCGACATTGATAGCGATTTCTTTCATCTGAGGAGATTCTTTACCGATCAGCTTGGTTCGTACCGGCCCTCTGGCGGGGAAAGTCTCGGTGATCATCTCAGACTGAAACCGTACTACAGCCTCGGTAATCATGGGATGGAACACACCAGACGCTCCATTCCAGGGCTCTGTGCGCTCTTCTATATGTAAGCCGAGTAATTTAAGCCCTTCTGTATAGGCTTTCTCCCAGTCTTTTCTGGAGTTTTTGTCTTGTTCAATGCTCTTATCTAGATCGCCAGCCAGCGTTACCAGTACAGACTCATCAACTTCATCGGCCAGATTGTCGTCAAAACCCTCATCCTCCCCCTTGCCCACATCGATCTCAAGATCACCGGCCTTAATGTGGACTTCTTCTGGGTCAACAATTTCTATCTCCACGGGCTCCTGATCTTGAGCTAAACTCTCTAGTCCGGCTGGTGCTTGGTTGAGTGACTTTTCAATCATGATGATCCTTAATAATAGGCAGCTTTGCGACGATAACTAGACGGCTCGTCTTTCTCGTCAGAATTTAAAGATAGAAACCCGCCCTTCCTGAATCTTAACAATGCCTGTGTTGTTGAGTCCACAAGGTCATCGTGGTCTGAATTGGGGAAAGCAGCGAGCTCTTCGATTACTTCATCCGCCCATCTTGTAGGCGGCGCCCAGACCTTTCCGCTTGCGAAAAGATCGGACACTGAGTTAATCCTCACCATCTTATCATTTCCCCTACTGGGCGTAAACTCCTGCACCGGTATCCCCATCGCCCTTAATTCATAAATAAGTGGTGCTCCGGATGCCTTGGCCTCGACGATAAACGCGTCTGGCTCCCAATTCCTATATTCCTCCAACGCTACCTGCTTTAGTTCCGGAAACTCCATCCGTCTTTTAAACGCATCCAACAATATGACGTGTGGATCTCTGACGTTCTCGTTGAGATAGAACACCCCCCAGGTCGTGCATGCAGAGTAATCGCTTCGTTCGTTCTTGGTAAACGCAGTATCCCAGGACTGTATGACATACTCACACACGGGAACCTTATCCTCATCCCATATCTTCCACCACTCCCGCTTGACGATAGCCCCTTCCTCCGAGGTTGGGGACTGCATGTACTGGGCATTCCATTTCGCAACGGGAAGTTCGGACTTGAGGGCTTCCAGCTCTTCTAACTTCCAAAACTCTGGCCACAGTGGAATACCAGACGGCATAATCGCCGGCAGCTGTATAACCTCCCACTTCTCCCCATCCCTGTCGATCATGGACTGGATGATCTTACCGGTTAGGTCTTTCTTGGCCCACCTGGTCATCACCACCACAATAGACCCTCCCGGCTGTAGACGCTGGCGAGGACCGGATGTGTACCACTCATACACTTTATCAAATACTGTAGGGTCTCCTTGGGCTAAAGCTGCTTCTTGTTCCGAGTGTGGGTCGTCGATGATAAGCAGATCCGCACCTTTACCGGTCACAGTACCGCCCACACCGATAGCGAAGTATTCGCCATTCTGATTTGTTGACCACCGTCCCGCGGCCTTAGAGTCTGACCGTAGATTCACATTGGGGAATATTCGATGGTATTGATCTGACGCCACCAGGTTCCTGACTTTCCGGCCAAACCCGACCGCAAGTTCTGCTGTATTAGACGTCTGGATAATTTTCTTCCCAGGATACTTCCCCAGATACCAAGCCGGCAAAAGAAAAGACGCAAACTCAGACTTGGTATGACGAGGCGGCATATTAATAATCAGCCTCTTTATCTTCCCAGTCGCAATCTCCTCAAACTTCTCCGCCATCAACTCATGATGTCTCCCATGTATAAACCCAGGCCACATCTCATTTACAAACTGCAAGAAGTCGTCACTGGCCTTCTCAACATCCAAACTCTGTTTATAGAACTCAAACATCTCCCACATCTCAGACGCCATCTCCGGCGGCATCTTCTCTATCGCTTCCATCAAGGCAGCTTCATTCATTCGATGTTCCTGAAGTTAATATACACCGGCCTAACACTCCTGTCTTTCCCTGCGAGCTTCTTACACACCCCAATCTTACATAAGTTATCAATCACCCGTACAAGATTAGCCCGCCCCTTATCCCCAGTCGCTCTCATAATATCCTCATAAGACGGCCCATATCCCATCTTCTTCCAATGCTCATCTATCACTAAAAACACATTCCTCTCCTTGGGCGTCATCTCTTTCTCCAAACAATCTTCTTCCGTCAACCGACCAGGCCGTGACATCGCCAACAATTCTTTTTTAGAATGCACATATTTTCTCTTCATAATCAACAACTTACGAGAGCCCCCCAACAAGTTGACCCCTTTTCAGAAAAAATATACCCCCCACCCTATTTTGTTTCAGAGAGTGACGGGGGGGGTTTCCAGGTCAACAAGTTGGGGAGGGTCAATGGTATTTTCTAAGGATTGAGTGAGTGGAATAGTATGCGTAGGATCCCCCGCCGCCTCGCTCGCGCTCGCGGGGGGTGGGGCGTGGGTGGGGTCGAGCGCCTCTGAAATCTCCGCCAGTAGACTCGCGCCTCCGGTACGCGCCGGCTTTGCGCTCACATCAACGACCGCCTTGATGCGCTCGAGTAGCTGGGCTTTGATGTCTCCGCTCTTTTGATGAATCACTGTGGTGGTCTTGCGCTCTTCGAAGGCGCCCACTTCGTAGAGTTTGCCAATCAACTCGAGCGCCTTCATTCGCTGGGCTGGTGGGAAGTCCTCATCGATGGAATGCTTGACTAGCTGGTGGATTAGCAAAGCCTTCAGTTGAACGGGGGTTCGCAGTTTCTCCGCCTCTATTGCCAGCCTGTACGCCTCTATTTCTTTTGACACTCTTGAGTCCCTCGCCAGCATATAAGGCGCATTGTTCAGTGTATGCTCGCTTTGGGCGTTATACGTTGTCTTGTATGCCTCTCTCTTACTCATGACACCTTGTGCTACCTTATGCGCGTACTCTCTCTGTTTACTGGTGAGCGGTTGTTTTACACCTAATATGCTCTCGATGGGTGTGTTGTCTAGTGTATCTTTGATTTGCGCCCTCGATAATCTTTTGACTGGCGCGCGCTTACTTGTTTCCGGCATGGTGTGTGACCCCCAACTTGTTGGATTGCATGAGTATAAACCGAAACGTCTGAACCCACAATCACCCCCAAAATCAAATAGACTCCCTTATAAATCAACAACTTACAAGCGCTGGCACGATTTTTTCCACATATAAGGTATGGGGTATCAAAAACAGAGCCTCATATTTTCAACAACAACTAAGGAAACAACACTATGTATTCACAATTCAAAACAATCGATAACTTAATTGAATATCACTCTACCAGTGAGCAAACCATGTTCCTTTGCGACTTGACCGGCGTCAGCGTCAACGATCGCTGTTTCGACTCACTGCAACACTGGTTCGACATTAACGACCCATTTCACACCGCCTCGAGGGTCATGCGCGAATCCGGTGGATCGTTTGCCGGTGCTATTGGCGACGCCTACCAATGCGCCGACTCTCACAACCGCTGGTTGTTGATTCAGGCCTTCCAAGACCTATTCAAGCGCTTTATGCCCACCAGTGTGACTGATGAGGTCTGATTGACCGAAACCGGCGAGAGCCGGTCTCACACAACTACTAAGGAAACCAATGAAAACCGTTCAATTAAAAATATATCAGCCCTATGGTGGGCGCGGATACTGTGTTGATCTTTTCTACCGCGGTCGACTCATTACCGGCTTTATGTCCAATGATTTGGTCGAGGCGCGCGCCAATGCGTTGACTTACGCCAAGAACCGCGGTTTCACCCATGCAGAATTCAGATGTGAGGGTTTGCCCTTGCCAGTACTGCCAAGCATAACTGATGAGTCCTGATTGGACGAAACGCCCGAAAGGGCGTCTTATGCAACTAACCAAGGAAACAAAAATGAACAATGTAATCGTAAACTTCGAATCATGCGAACTCAACAACTCCTATCAAATTGTTGATGACATGGACGAATATGGATCGCTGATTTATTCCATTTGGATTTCAACAGGCCCAATCACCGGATATTACCTCAAAGACCTCAACAACGAAGAGTGCCACTTCAATACCATCGTAGAAGCCATGAAAGCATTGGTCGAACTGGTGGAGGAATACGAGCCCCAAGTAGCATAACTGACGAGCCCTAATGGGCGAAACTGGCACTTGTGCCAGTCTTATGCAACTACTAAGGAAACAAAACCATGGTTATCGCTTACCACGCAAAACATGAGCGCCACGGCTGGCGCGAGATATGTCGCCACCCTATCGATTGGGACGGCTGGCACGATTTCGACCGCTCCATGATCGACGAATTAATCAAGGGCGGGTCGCACGTTGTAACGTGCGGGTGGAATATGTACCAACTAATTGAGGGTTAAGCCATGCGAGTAATTATGTTGAAAAAAGAGGCGAGCGCGCTCACTGGTGGGCTCACCGAAACCTCGAAGATGCCATGCAAGTCTTACAGTCTACCGACCGAGGCGTGCGCGACCGGTTTCAAAATGGCTCAAATTGAGGGATCGATCTGTTTTTACTGCTACGCTAATTCCGGCTTCTACCAACTTTATCAGAACACCATTAAACCCGCCCAATTTGCTAGATTAGACTCAATCAATGATCCTCACTGGGTGGACGCGATGGTGACTCTAATCGGTTCGGATCAGTACTTTAGATGGCACGATTCCGGCGACCTTCAGGGGCTTGAACACTTTAAAAAGATCGTAGAAATCGCACAATTGACGCCGAAAACAAAACACTGGCTTCCAACGCGCGAGTACTCGATCATCAAAGACTTTATCTCAGCCGGTGGAGTAATCCCCAAAAACTTGATTGTCCGGCTCTCCGGTATGTATCCCGACAAGGCCGTGAAGGTACCCAAGAGCCTCGAAGGCGTGCGAGGCGTGACAACGTCCAACGTCCACACTAAAAAGCCTCTAGGGCTCGCCTGTAAAGCCCCCAGCCAAGCCGGCGAGTGTCGCGACTGTCGCGCTTGCTGGACGAATAAAACTGTATCTTACTTAATGCACTAAAAGGGAAATCATGAAGAATTTAACCAAAAAAGAACTAATCGCCATCATGAAAATAGCAAGTGTCGCGCTTGAGCACGTTGCCAGCGAGCAAATAATTGCACGCGAGCTTGACTTGACTGAGCCCGAGATTTCCCGAATTTACGCGATCATTCAAAAAAGCATGACTGATGAGGCCTGAGAGGCCGAAACCCTCGAGAGGGGGTCTCATGCAACTACAAGGGAAATTATGAAATATACAGAGTTTGACTACATACAAGCCGGTTATCTTTTTGAGACAAACCGCATTAAACTGGCGCGCTTTCAACGAATGCTTGCGCGCGAGTATCAGGAACACAAAAACAAGGCCGTGTTTCTTTTTAACCGCGGTCGATTGGAGGCGCGCTCATGTATCTAGTTTTTAACCACAATTCTCGCTTGTTGGGCGAGTTTAAGACAATGCACAGGGCACAAGAAGAGGCCATGACCTACATGGGCATGACCGGAAACCCAGCTTACATCAAGCCGGTTAACCTCTTGAACACGCTCGAGCGCGAATATTACGATCAATTTTTGGAGATACACGAATGACAACTATAGCAACAAAATACAACTGGTTACTGGTGGACAAGGATGGCGTGGCAGTCCCCAAGGGCGCGATCATCAAAACCCGCAACGGCGAAGAGTTCGAGCTCACTGGGGGGAGACCCCCGCACAATGACGGCTCAACCGGTCGCGTATGGGTTAAGCCCGTGGGCGAACCCGAAACCACGCAAGAGCTCTACCCGACAGTTTTTGATCTGAAATGGGAAATAGTCTAAGCGCAACTGATGAGCCCTGACTGGGCGAAACCCGCGCGAGCGGGTCTTGTGCAACTACAGGAGGCCAAAAATGGCACGATTAATTAAGACTGAGAAACAATGGGTTATCCGTGATGAATGGTGCGAGGACGATATAACAGACCAGTGCGAACAGATTGGCGAGGAGCTCACCCTAGAAGAAACCCGCAAAGTGTTGGAGATCATCGTTAAATCACACGATGCTGAAATTGGCATTAACTGGAATTCTATAAATTCTGCAATCGATGACGTGGTGGGGGCGAGAAAATGAACACACTCACACTCATTCAGGAGCTCTACTTTGACGTGTGCGATCTGTCCTATGGGCAATCGTACCAGTCACTGGGATACAAGAACAAAATTGAATTTTTAGCAGAGTTTAAGAGAAAACTCGAAATCATCGAGCAAGATTACCAAACAACACGAGGCCAAAATCATGACACTATCACCAACTGAACAAGCATTTTATGACTTGTACTCTAGTCGCATTTCCGAGTGCGACGATGAAACCATTTTGCGGTTCCTAAAAGACAACGATTCGGTTAGCTCTTTGGAAGGATACACACATCTGATGGATACCTATATTGCATTCGAGGCCGGTATTGAGTACGCAAGGGAGAATCCAAAATGATGGAGACTGACTGGGACTGGGGTGAAACAAGCAACAAAAAACTCAGGCAAGTGTTTTCCGTCCCCCAAGACGCGCCTTTGACTTCTTGCGAGCGACTCGACGATTTTGTGGAGTTTTTGCTCAATGAGATAGACGTCCAAGAGATGGTGAGCAAGTTTTTATACTACGCGCCCATTGAAGACATTGAATATTTTGCAAAAATTTATGATTTTCTGCCCAAGGAGAGCGAAAAATGACTTACGAAGAATGGGAAGAAAAATACAAACCAATCGTAAACACTTTTGGTCAAAATGAAGAAACTCAACTTTTTGAAACATATGGACAAGAGTACGAATTCATCAAGAAAACTGACCCAAAGAAAATTTGGACATTAGTAGATGGAAATATTGGCACTTTTATAGTCGATGGGTGGCATTATGTAAACAGAATCGGCTACTTTGTAACTGAAGTACCGCATGATGACGAAGGTATTGAAGTTTTGGATATGCTTTATGGCGAAGAGGAGAATGAAGAATGACCGCACAAGAACTATACGAGGCCTTAGAAAAAGCCGGCATTGACTTCGAGGTTGTCGAGATTTTCGAGGGATGCCGGTGGCTTAGATTTGACGTTGAAGAACAGGAGAATGAAGAATGATAACCATATTTTTTGAGATCGATGGCCACGTCTTTGAGTCGGCCACATTCGCGAACGAAGTCCTTTATGAGGCGTGCTACGATGCCCTCGAGCAGTACGCGCGCCTCTACAATTTCGAAATGACGGAGGTGTCAACATGACTTGCGAACAATGCACGAGCGGGAAAGTACACCCAACAGTTTGCGAATGCCAGTATGTAAAGGTCGACCCCATGCTCAGGGCAAAGATTTTGGCTAAACTGGCGCCACGAGAACTCGATCCGGATTCGTATGATGGCATGGAATCATGGGACTGGACGGAGGTGGACGGCGTCCAGTACGACCTTAATTTTTGGTTTGATGGGGATGATTTCATTATCACCGCCTACTTTTTAACCGAAGAAGATGGAAAGGTTGTTAGAGACAACACGAAATTTTTTAGGATTTTGAACAAAACCTACAAACTGGGGGATGCATATGACCATGCTTAAACGACGATACAAGGTGAGCGCCACCTACACGACCCTGTGCCACGTCTATGTGACCGCCTTGGATGAGGATGACGCCCACGAGGTCGCGGTCAATCTAGATTATGAGCTCTTCAATGTAGACGATATCACCGACCTACAAACAACTGACATTGAGCGGTGCAATATCCGCGAGGAAGAGGTTTGACTCGGTGCGAGGAACTGGGGGTCTGCCAATCTATCGGTTGCGCAGACTGCCCCCAACTTGTTGACCCTACAACAATTTCACAAGAGACTCACCAGCCTCCCGAGCCCCCACCCGAGTCTCAAAATCATTAAAATCCTCCCCAGCCTCACCCACCCAATAGCACGAGGCTATTTTTTGAGCAGTGCTCAGGCCAACAGGGTCGTTATCCGCAACCACAAGAGGCCGATTCAGACCCCTCGCGATTTCAAGCATATTAGAGGCCGAGAAACAGACGTGTATCCTATACCTAGCCTTCATGAGTTTAAGCGCTCTACGCACCGATAAACCAGTCGCATAGCCCTCTACCAGTATGTCCCGCCCTTTATTGTCTATCACGAGGCTTGCTCCCTTGGTGATCTGCCCCGACAGGAACTTTTTGTTGCCGATCTTATCGATTAGCTGGCATCCAACAAGTTGACCCCCCGCTCGCATTGTGACCACGAGCAACTCTTTCCAAACAAGACCGCGCTCGGGAAACCCCTTGCGAATCAAGTAAGGATGGGTGGACAAGACGCCTGACTTGACGATGTAGACCGCCTTCCGGCGCGCTTCTTCCTGACGATCCAACCGCTCCTGATTGACGCGCTTGATCTTGTCATGGTCGATCACATAAGGCTTATCGGATTTAAAGATAGCGTGTTTCTCCATAGTGGCAAAGTTGATGACCGCCCCGCCCTGTCCATCAAAGACATAGGCGCCATTCAACTTGTTGGGTTTGTCCAAAGTCTTGACTCGAATCCACTTATCAAGAGACAGATTGTCGATCACGAGGCCGTGTTCAAATGCAAATTCTTCAAATCTCATGCTTTTTGTTGGCCTTTAGCCCATGCTATTTGCCTTGATCTAATCCAGTTAACAGTCTTTTGTGAAGTTGGGATCGGCGTGTGATCACCACGAGGCGGGAAAGCCCCGAACTTTTCCTTGTATTTGTGTGCCGCCCAGCCATCTTTATAACCTCTTGAGCGGGAATAGTGCAAGAGCTCGGCATAAAACGTCTTGTTGATCTCCATCGACGCCTTCTGTATGCCCGCCAACTCGATGAGCTCTCCAGGAACGCTTGCAACGCCACGCAACGGCCTGGTGAACCCACAATGCACGCAATTGAGCTCGCCAGCCACCCACAATCCACCGCACGATGGACATTTCGAGTCTTTCTTTTCCTTCTCGGTCGGCTCTTTCTTAGCTTTCTCGCCGTCTCCATTCTCGAGCTCCGTCACGCCCTCAGTGAAGAGTTTGTCCCAATCGTTTCTGAATCGGAGATAGTTACCGGAGTGATCCAGCCAAACGCCAAAGGTTTTGTTGGGCGATGGACGCATGATCCTGCCCATCTGCTGGACGTGCGAGCTGAATGACTTGGAGAAAGGCCTCGCCGAGACGCCTATCAGCACGTCAGGGACGTCGAATCCGCGGGTGAGTATGTCTGTGGCTATCAGGCCATGAATCTTTGTGTCGGGCTTGCCAAAGTCCTCGATGATCTCTCGCTTGTAATCGTCTTCCTCGAGGTAAGAGATTGATTTAAAGTTATACCCTTGCGATTTAAATTGTTGCTCGAGGTCTCTGCCGTGGGCAACCCCAGCACAGAACACAACAGTCTTTTTGGGTGCGCCAAAGATGTCGTGCGTTTTCTTGATCCATTCTGTGACGATATCGCCGGTGATCTTCATGCCCCGCTCCGTCACTTGATCCTGTGACCACTCGCCAGCAACCTTGGTCACGCCCGTCATATCGATTTCTTTTGAGATAAAAATCTTCATGGGCATCAACCAGCCCTTGTCGATCAAATCCTCTGTGGAGCTCGCACCAACCACATGGGAGTACACGTCGCCGAGCCCCGCGGTAAACGGCGTGGCGGTCAATCCAATGACTCTCAGCTCAGGGTTTTGCTCAATGAACTTAACAACACTTCTGCGCTGAACGTGACACTCATCGATGATGAGGTAATCAAGATCAGGAAAGGTGTCACGTTTCTCGAGGGTTTGGGCGGAGCATATCTGTATGCGCTCTGTTGGGCGGTAGCGCCAATGATCGGACTGCATGACGCCATGTTGAATCTGATACCGCGCAAGGCGTGTACTGGTTTGATTCACCAACACAATGCGATCCATCACCATAGCAACACGTTTGTATTGCTTGGCAATGTTCTGCATAAGTTGGATGGCGACCTCGGTCTTACCGAATCCTGTTGGAGCATAAAGCAGTTGAGCTCTATGTCCATCAAGAAAGCCCTGATTGATTTTTTCTACCACCTCAATCTGGTGGGGTCTTAGTTCTAGCATTTAAAACTCCGATGGGATAGTGCCCAACTTCACTTTGATTTCTCTGCCTTACGTTTCCAATATTTGATTTGATTGATAGCGTCGGCAGCCTTTTGCTGGAAGTCATTCCTACTGATAGTCATGGCGTCCAATAAAGATTGTAAGCGAGAAACTTCAGCGCGCAACGATTCCACAGTTTCTTGTATGGTTATTTTTTCTTCGTCATCGATTTCTAAAATACCAATCGCCATCTGATCTCTGAGTTTAGTATTCTCTGTGAGTAGCGCCTGATTCTCTGTGCGGAGCTCATGCACTTCGTCTTGAACGTACTCCTCTTCAATCTCAACAGGCTTGGCTTTTGGTTTCTTCTTGACCTCTTTCAACAACTCGATTTCTTTGCGAATGCGACCGATCGTCATGTCTGATACATCGCATATCTTTGCCAGCTCAATGTTTGATTTATCACACAGCTCAATATCATTGAGAGCACGCATCACACTTCTGCGCTTGTCTTCGTTCGATCTTGGTAGTCCATGCTTGCCGTTGGCTTTCAATGAATACAACCACGCATCGCGCTTTGTGCCGTTAATGATGTCGGCCTCAATCGTATTGATCTTTGCGCGTTTGTGAGCAAAGTATCTGTGAAACCCATCGGCCAGCCACCAGTCCTTGCCATCGTAAACTATCCTGATGGCGGTGAATGCCTCGCCGTCCAATAGTTTCTCGGTGTACTCTTGAACCGTTACCTCCCTAAGTGACTCTCTTGATTGTGTGTCACCATCAATTCTGATTTTTTCTAAATTAATCTTCATAATCTCTTTCGTCCCAATCTGGATCTTCAAAACTAATCACCGGTGTATCAATACCGATGTACGCGCCTATGACATTGAACTCAAGAAATTCATGAGCATCTTCTTCGTTCATGCCGTCTCTACTCATTAACAGATCGACCATCTCGTCGCCACTGTAAACCAGTACCTCAACAGTTATTTGGTCTCGCCAAATGCAAGCGGTGCCAATGACGCAATCGTCAAACCCGTACCATTTTTTCATGTGTTCTTCTCCTTTAGTTTTGCTTGAACTGCAAGATATAAACTTTCCCAATCGTGTTGCTCTGCGGCTAATTTTTGTATGTCCTCATCCGTCAGTCCTACCCATGTGCGCTGTTGGTCTTTGTACAGCGGGATAGCGCAATCATCATTTTTGTTTGTTTCAAACCAAAGACGCAATGCCTCGTCATAGCCAAACCAACCCACGCAGTCTTGCTCGCGTTGCATTTCCTCAACCAGCACGGCCCCCTTAATCACATATTTTTCAGCACAAGCAACGCAATAAAGCGCATGGCCGCCACTAGCGCCACATTCAGCACAGCCCACAGATTGGGTTTTGTCTAACGCCTTGTTCGCCATCTCCAGTGCGTTCTTCAAGCGGTGCAACTCAATCTCTATCTCTTTCAGTTTGTGGATTGCTTCAAATGTTTTTTCCATCTTTATCCTCCATCTCCCTCAGCATATTGCTTAAGGCAAACATCTTCTTTGTTGTATCCATCTGTTGCTTGTGCAGTTGATTCATTGCCTCAATCAATGCTTGGTTTGCACCATACAATTCATTTATCTCGTCTTTGATTTCTTGTTTGGTTTTCATTCTTGTCCCCTTGCTCGAATATCTTGAGTAATACTTTGTTGAGCATAAAAATATCCTTTTTTAATATTTTCATTTTTGTCATGCAAAATTCTGTTTTCTACAATCTTTGCACACGCCTCACGCTCACGCTCTGCTATTGCCTTCGCAAAAATAACCAAACCCGCTCCATCACCGTCCAAATAATCATCGGTATGGTTAAATCGTTTACCATCCCATTCATGTTTGGTAACTGCTATAACCCCGCATTGA